CACTGTCTTGTAGTCAAGCACAGTGTATCCGGTCGTCGCGGCGGGACCAGTCAGTGATTCACTGATAGTATCGCCCGCCCAATCGGTGCCGGTGATGTAAATTGTCTTGGCGCTTTCATCGCTGACGGTCGTAAACAGAACGCGGCGCGCTGTATCAAGCGTCGCAATTGCGTTACCGTAAATCGTAGTGGAGGAAAGCGTCTGAGACGTGCTCAACAAATACGTTCCAGCGCCGCCGGTGCCAGTCAAGTTACCAATAACAGTGGCGCCGTTTAAAACACCAGCGCCCGACACGGCCTGACCGAGCGATATAACGCCAGACGACACGGCAGTAATGGTTAAAGTGGTGTTGGAGATAGATCCAGTCCCCACAAAACCGGCAGACGCAAGCGTGCCATTCAACGCCAACTGGCCGTTAGTAACGGCGGGCGTTTGAGATGTGGAAATATTGTTAGCGGCTGCGGTAACAAGAGGTCCAACACTAACAACTACAGGGCGCATTTTACTTACCTTTATGACCTTTGCGAGCAACTGCCGCGTTATCAATCAGATTTGGATAAGGCCGGCCGGCTGCTCTCGCACGCGCTTTGGCCTGAGAAATGTGCTTTTTATCCAAATGCTTTACATGGTGATCTTCAGGAAGTTTTGTCTTCCAAAAAGGTTTGTCAGTCATATTAACACCCCCACTTGCGCAAAGATTTGTTAATACGGCTATCCGGATCAGCGGCCGCCGCCGAACCTGTTAACTTACGTTTCATCCCCGTCATACGCTCACAAAACGACTTGTGACGTGGATTACTGGAATCTTTCGTCGGTGCTTTTAAATTATGGCCTTCGGCACGAGCAGATTGCCGACCGCGCTCATTTAAACCACCGGATGGGCTTTTGCCCTCTTTGCGAGTCCAAGCAGCAGTCATTTGACACCTCATTGAAAGGCGGGGCCATTAAGACCCCGCCATTAGTTTTAGTCCATTTCTTCGTCGCGGTGACCCTTGGGAGCCACGCCCTTGTGAGCTGACGACAGCGGGTTCATGTTTGAACCAGTGCGACCACCAGACTTACGGGGCTTACGACCGGCGTGATGACCGGCGTGCTCACCATGAATGTGGCCAACGTGCTTAACGTGACCGCCATGCTTGCGCTTGGCACGACCACCGTGCTTGTGCTCTTCAGCTTCTTTCACGACGTGAGAACCAGCACCCGCGTAAACTTCCTTAGGTGCCTTATCCTTAACAACGACACCGCCAGTTTTATGAGCGGCACGGGGGTGCTTGTGCTCATGCATGCTGTGGTGATGACCTTTGTGACCCTTCATGGCTCACTCCTTAGAAGTTGTAGTACTGAGTAAGACCGAACAAGCCAGTTGCGGACTGGACATTGTAGGCCTGCGGGATCTGGCGGAAGACATACTTGTTCGTGCCAGTAGAGGGCGTGAGATTGACACCTGAAGAATTAGCAAGGTCAATCGTGCCACGAACATCGCCCGTTGTGGCGGACGGTGTAGTACGATCAGCAGGCAAAAAGCCGTTTGCAGCAAAAGCAGTGTTAACACCCATAGTGGTTTGAGACGCACCAGAGTTAACAACAACTTCAGCGGCAGTGTCCGAGCGAATCGGAAGGCCGACAATTGCCGTTGTACCGACGGAGTAAGCGTGAGTCGTATCAGCCGTACCGCCCGAAAGCACTACAGACTTGATATACTTGAACGCTTTTTTGCCGCTTACTGCACTACCTGCCGTAATCGTAATGGCTTCAGACATAGGATACCCGTAAATATCGTAGCCGTTAACCGTTGCGGTTGCGTAAGTAGCACTTGCTGCAGCTGTAACGCTGACAGCACGGCCAACCATAGCCATCGGATTCCAAAGCCAAACCGAAGGCGACTGGATGTTTGTCGGAATAGCGCAAGATTGCACAGTCGGATAAGCCAAAGTGACTGTACCGGATGTGAATGTTACGTTTTGACTCAGCTGATAAGTACCAGTTTGTCCATTACCAACTGAAGATGACGTCCCTGTCGTTGTAATCTGAGAACCGATATAAACGCCAGAAGACACACCAAGTGTACCGCCTGTGACCGTAGTAGAAGCCGACAGAAGGACCATACCAGGACCAATTGGCATCCCGCTGTTTGCAGTAACAGTCAACACGCCGCTTGTGGCGGACGCAGTGACCGAAGCATAAGCATCAAGAGCCAAAACCGTGTCCGTGGCGCCTGTATCCGAACGAGTAAACACCGACGAATAATAGACACCTGTGGTCGCGGAGTTAGTTGAAACAAGCGTAAGAGTTGCGCTTGTTGGGTTTGCAGACGCAACAATTGCGGCAGCTGCGTTTGTGTACGGCACGCCAGTGAACGAAACAATGTCACTGAAACCATACCAACCAAAATCCGGAGCGTTTTGCGCTTCACCAGGGTAATAGGTGAAAGGAGTGCGCGGATCAAGAATCCCGCCCCCCGCATAAAACAGCGAGGAGCCAAGATCAGGGTTATAGTCCGCAGGCTGGTTTGGGTTTTGACCGAACACAACCACAGGACCGGAGAATGCTGTGATAGACATGACGCCTTCTCCTTAACTTACGAGGTTGGGAACGAGCCGTAGATCGAACGCCAGTTGTAGTAGCCGAATGAGTAACGCTCGTAACCCTTAACCAGCAAGTTATCGGTCACAAAATCGACTTGCATATCGGTTTCGAAGGCCACGCGCTCCATGTATGACAAGCCGTCAATGTTGGTCAGCAAGAACCAAGCATAAGAGGAAGTCAAGAAGTCGTTGACCAAGTAACCTTCTGACAGGCCACCGGCCGTCGAAAGTATTGCGTTGACATCATTATCTGCAGTACCTGGACGCAATTCAGTCTTAGTAAGACGAATTGCAACAGGCTCCAGCTGAGGCGGAACAATCAACTTACGACCGCGAGCAAAGATCTTCAAGTTCGCCTGATCGCGGAAGTTTGTACGAATGGCAATCATTGCGTTGAGCAATGTTGCTTCGTTCAAGTCAACCTGCGTGGTAGGCGTATTGGCGACCGTGTTGCCGTCGATAGGATGCGCAGTGGAGCAGAGTGCCACACCGTCACCACCAACTGCAGAGTTGTAGGTCTGCGCGGTGTTCAGAATGTTTGCGCCATAGATTTCCTTGGTCTGGTGGAAAGATTCCACGAGGCCGAGGTTCGAAGGCTGGAACTGGGTTTTGTAGAGGTTGTCATCGATGGCCTTGCGTGTGATCGCATAACCCAGAGCAATTTCAGTGTGCTCTTGGTTATAGATGTAACGCTCACCGGCTGAGTTGTCGAAGGAGGTCTGGCCGCCTTCGGTCTTCAGCTGGGCCAGACCGAGGTAACGCATTTCAGCGGTACGTTCGAGGGCCATTTTCGATTCGTGTTTCGTAAAGATCTTGTCGTATTGCGACGGGATCTGCTCATATTTGCCTTCAACTCCACGGAGACCGGGGAGGAGAAGGTCTTTGATGGCACTAAGATTAACAGCCATTGGTCCTTACTCCTGTTAGATCGCTGTGAGCTGCTTGGTCGCGACGTTGTTAAACGCAACGATGACGTAGTTATAAGCGCCCGAAGAATAGCCACCAGCAACGGTCTGAGTACCGTTAGTGCCAGGAGGATCAACAACGAGGCTGATAATACGGAAAGGCAGGGTGTTGGTGGTATTGATGGTGGAGCTATCAACGTAAGCGCCAGAAATACCGTTTGAGGTGTTGCCGGTGCCGATAGCAAAACCAATGTTGGCGTTCACGCCAGCAAGGGTAATACCAGTGGAGTCGGACTGAACGAGGAACTTGGCGTTCGGGTCGTTGATGATGTAAGCTTCGACATAGTTGCCGGAAGCGACATCGGAACCGGGCCAATAGTTTGACCAAACAGTACGCTTTTGAGAGACTGAAAGATACTTGCAGCCAGCGAAGATACCACCGACACCGTTAGCGGCCGAGTTGCTCGACGCTTGGGCATAAGTGCCATCTGTGAGGGCCACGACGGGGTCGCCAAAGTAAATGGCGCCAGCATTGTACTGAACTTGAACAGCTACCTGTTCATACGTCGGTGCAGAGCCTGTGCCACTGTACTGACGGAAACCGAAAGGCGCATTAGTGTTCGCCATGACGGGTTCTCCTTTTTACGGGAGTTTCCGGTCATCGCGCAGCGTGGCGATTAGGAAACGGGGAAAAGTTTAACTTCTCACATCGCGGAGAAGGATCTTGGACTTCCACGCATCGTGGGGAAGTTATGCAAAAATAACATAAGCCATGCAAAAGTAAAGGGGGCCAAAAACGGCCCCCCTCAAATTCGTTATTCTGGGATTGGCATTGCCTCGAAGCCCTTTTTGATTTTGGGCTTCACTTGCGCGTGGTCGCGGGTCATTGTGCCGTCTGGAGCCTGCGACAATTGCTGCTCCTTCTGGCGCACTTGATCGCGCGCATTACGCAGGTCGAGGCGCTTAACTTCTTCCGTAATGACCGCCGGACGCTCCATCAATATCATGCCTTTGCGCTCAATGGTGGCGTATTTCTCACCGATTGGCATCATTTCGGGGTGGCGATTAGTCGGCACAGCCTCCCAACCCGTGTGGGCCAATTGGGTCTGGTAAGTCGGATCTTCTTGACCCAACACAGACTTCATCTTCCACTCGTAAGACCAACCAGGAGGCGGCTCAGGCGTGGCAAAGTTATCTGTGCCACGATCAAGACTGCCAAGGTTACCCATAAGTTCTGCGGCGCGGCGTTCCGCACGAACGCGGGGGTCTTCGTCACGCATGGGTTGCCTCATAGGTGCGCGTTTAATGGGAGCCTCGGCGTCAAGGGCGACAGTCTCTGTCACCGTTGTCGTCAATGACTCTTCTTTTGGCACGGGTTTTGCAAAGAGAGATGTTTTGCGCGTCCGTTTTGCTGGTGCAGGTTGTTGATTTTCCACGATAATTCTCCTTAAAGTTTGCCTTCGAGCTGTAAAGCCCGCTTGTTTTCAGCATATTCTTGGTCAGTCATTTTCAATGATCTGGCCATTTCACGCTCGTCGGCAGTCAAACGCACAACATTTGGGCGTGTGCCTGGCGTTGCAGTTCGACTCACTGGCGCCGCCGGTGGTGACGTGCGACGCTGGACGACCTTGGCGGCCTCGTAAGTGGGGTCAGCGACTTCAACTGCCACAGGTGCCGACCGATTGACCTTCAACGTGTCCTCAATTACGTCAAAATAGTCGTCACTGTCAGGCGCCAAGCCGTCAGCCATTGCCAAATTGTGGGCGGCAATCATCTTCTGGAACAGGCGCTGGTCAGTGGCAAACTGCGGGTGCTGACGAATCCACGCGGCAGACCGTGGCGACAATTGCGACGCCAAAGTCTCAACCGGATCAAGCGGCTGCTGGTACTGAGGCACGGCCTCTTTAACCTGCGACTCCATAGCCGTCTTGCCATTTTCAAGTTGCAGCAATTTGGCCGAGTTGTCCGCCATACGCTGCTGGATCTCAGCCGCCCGATCGTAATCACCGACCGACATAGCGTCGCGGTAATTGGCTTTCAGGTAGTCAGTTTCTTGCCGCACGTTAACAATGGCATTGTTAATTAGCGTCAAATTGGTGTTGCTGACTTCATTCTTGGCTTCAAACTCGCGTTGCGCTGCCTCACGCGCACGCTTGTCTGCCTCGGCGCGCGCAAGTTTTTCCTGCTCAAGCTGGAATTTTAACTCGCGAATACCAATTTCAGGCGGCATTTCAGGCGCAGCGGCCTGAGATCCAGCCTCTTCAGTCTTGGCAACTTCGACCTCGATTTCGCCTTTCGGTGCCTCTTCAGGCACCTTCAAGTCAATTTCAATTTGCTCTTCGGCTTGCTTTTTGGCCATGATTTATCTCCTTACCATACCATGTCTGGGTGAGGGATCGTGCCGCGCACGTTGGTGTCATCCAAAATGCGGCACAGGACGCCGTTAACCGTAATGCTCCAACCGTCAGACGGCTTAAACACCACCCAGTCTTCCAATTTAATGTCAACGTCCTTGAACCAAGAATTGCTGTCATCAACGAAAGCCATTGGCCCCATATTGATCACAAGTCCGACTTTCCCTTGGATTTTATCTTCCGAAGTCGTCACATCTGTCAGGAAAATACCGCTCTTGGTTTTCTGTGGCCGCACATAAACAGCGCACAAAACTTGATTGTTAAATAGTTTAAAGTCCGTGTATCCACTCCCCAATGCGTCAAAAATTGCCTGCTTGGGGTCTTTCTGGTGGTCCATGATCATGTGTGGCATGTTGATCCCTTTCTAATGCCGGTTAGTAATAGAACGCGCCTCGTCGCAAAGCTCGAAAACATTGCGAAGAGCAGATAGCTGGCCAGTAACGTGGCGGTAGTCTGACATGTCGTTGATGGTAGTCCCATGCGACAATACTTGTAAAAGGCGATAAATTTCCGCCTCTACTAATTTTCTAAGCTCTTGTTCAAAGAAGTCCGAATAACTTAACATTGCCACCTCTGCCCTCTACATGGTGGTTCCCTCTCTATATTACTAGGGTGGCTGACACGAGAGGGATCAGCCAGCCACCCCACTCAATTAACGACACCGATATCGCTAATTAAGCCTTGTGTCCGTAAGCTTTGATCTTTTCCATACGGCCAAGACCGCCACCTGCGGCGTGATCAATAATGTGGGTTGTGCGACCGCCACGCTTGCGGCCCATCAATCCCGCCAACTGCGGAGGCAAGCCAGCCGGTGCGCCACCCATAGGAGCGCCGCCCATAGGAGGAGCTGCCGGAGGAGGAGCCGCAGGCTGCGGAGCAAAAGCCGGCATCGGAGGACGCGGAGGCATTGCACCGGTGGGAGGAGGCACTGGCGCACCGCCCATGTCAGGGTGGCCCATATTGATTACAATGTGGGTCTTGCCAGTTTTGCCGCCGTGCTTGCGGGCCATGCGACCGCCAGGCACAACGCCAGGCACTTTGTGCGGATAATTCTCGCCAGAGAATACTTCGCCGCCCTTCTTCTTGCCGGTGCGAGCCGACGGCTTCACCATTTTGCGAATGAGCGCCTTGTCCTCGGCAACGTCAGGATGCTCCGCCTTGCCGCCCTTCTTCAACCCAATTACCGAAGACTTGGCAGGGTTAAACGACATGACGTTCTGCGGGACAATGTTGTTGCGGTTGTCAGGTGCAACGGTTGCACTTGCCGGCATCATCGGGCCGCCGTCCATCTTGTGCGCACGGCCGCCCTTTTTCATGGGGCGAATCATGGGGGGAGCCATTGGAGTTGCGCCAGCGCGAGGCATTGCGCCCATGCCCTTAGCCGCCGCAGCATTGCGAGCGCCAAGCATAGCCGCAACTTTAGCCTTGCGACCCATCATTGGGCCACCGATGTTTTTCTGGGTGCGGCCGCCGCTGCAACGGTCTTCCTTGCGGGCGCCTGTCGATGTCGTAATGTCATCGCCCGGCAACGCATGAGAACGATTGCGCATTGCGCGAATATCATCAGGCATGTCAGGAGGAGTGGGGACCGAGCCACTTGTTGCGTGCTTGGTGCGGCCGCCCTTCTTGTAACCGCCAACGTGCTTGTCACCATCTTCGCGGTAACTGTTAGCCTTGCGCTCGTCACGATTCATCAACACGTCAACCCACGGCATTGCCTTGCCGCCGCTCTTGCGTGGCTTGCGGCCAGCGTGCTTGTGCGACTCATGGCCCTCTGCCTTCAACACCTTGCCACCGCGCTTGTAAGTGCGCTTGACCAGCGGCTGCATGCCGGTCTTGGCTTCCGTATTCAACGGCTCTGGCGGTGTCCAAGTGGACGAGTCCACCTTCTGGTGCGGGTCGGTGGTCATCCGACTCGCTTTAGCTTTCATCGCCTTGCGGGCGGTCTTTGCCATCTCTGACATTGCAGTTCTCCTAGGATGTTACGGGCGTCCCCGTGCAAGCTGCTTGGCAACATTCACGGCATCCTGAGCAGCAACAGGGCCGAATCTTGAGGAAATTTTAAGAGCGCGAGATATGACGCTGCCACCGCTTGCGTATTCTTCAACATTTGATTCGGGCAATGCATCTCGACGCGGCAACATAGGCGTTTCTTTGGTAACATTTTGCGCTCGCTGATATGAACCAGTTGTTGGCTTCCCAAGACTTTTACCAGCTTCGCTTGCCCATGCAGGACGTTTGAATCCGCCTGCCAAATCAATAATTTTATCAATCGCATCGGAATGTGAAATTTCACCGGCAGCATATTGTTTCCAAACATTTTTTGCCGATTGCATTAATGCAGGGCTTTTGTTTGTGAACAATGTGCGAATAGCTTCCCATGTCACAGATTGCATTTCAGAAGGATGAACACCTCTAGCCCATGCGGCTTGCCTAACAGCCTCTGCATGCATTGGATAATCACCTGAAGCGCCAGTATTTCCTGTTTTTTTAGGAGGATCGTAACCTTTTATCCAAGGCTCACCCTTAGCCTCCATCTTGGCTTGGGCTTCAGAACTTGGTGATGTACCAAAATTTTGATGTACAACTTTAGACGAAGAGCCATGCGGTAAAAATTCACCCGCAGCAACGGCATGTGTGTCAACAACAACCGCATTTGGATCATGTGGGTTCGTAATTGCGTTATAAAATTCACGAACTTTGTGTTGATTGCCAACTTGTTGATTAATATTTTCCAACGATGGATCGCGAAAAATGCTAATTGCTTTTTGAATTGGGTTGTATCCATACCACATTGATGTGTCTGAACCAGATCCACTTTTGTTTTGTTTTGTTCCTAAAAATTCGCCAGTTGGACTTATTGATAAATATTCTCGTGGGTTATGCGCTTCGTCAAAAGCACGCACCCACATGGCGGCTTTTTTCTCGCCATCTGGCTCCGCAAGAACTTCGCGCAAAGTTTTGCCTTGCAAATCGCTCCAACTAACGCCTTGAACATTTTTGGTTGATTTAATTTCTGGTAAACCTTTGTCACGCACAATTTGCGTCATGCCATCTGTCCACAGCGTGTCTTGATGATGGCGCATAGTATCCATAACGCGCTCTGCAAGCGTGACGTTATTGTCCCAAGGATTTTGAGGAGATAAAACAGCCATCATGCCATGAGCGGCGCGAGGTTCAATTCCATGTTCTGCGGCATATGCATTGCCAACTTCATGCGCGGAACGATACCAATAACGGCTTGTTTGTCGCTGCTCAGGAGGAGTTCTATCCCAAAGAGCAAGCAAATTTTTTACATAAAAATCTGTAACCTTTTTCAACGCTTCAGAGGGCGTTGGATTCTGACCTTCCATCGCAGGCGACCACAATGCAGGATGTTGATTATACATCCGCATTGCGGTTTCTTCTAAATTTTGTTGAGAGTGCGATGATGGCGAAATATCATTGCGAGCTTCACCTGCTAAAGGTGGCCCTTTGTACTCTTTAGTAGTTGTCGGCATTAAAGCCGAAACCGTGTTAGGATGTGGTTGTCCTGGCGACAATGTGTCGCCAAAACTTATTTCGCCTTCGTGTCCGCCGCCTTGTCTTTGGGCTTCGGTAATGAGTTCGCCAAGGCGGTTTTGTGCTTTGGTTTTAAGAGAATTGTAGGTTTTTGATGCGGATGTGGATAGAGGGGATGACCCGCCTGAAATAGGCCTAGAACTGCCATAATTTTCTCCGTGTTCTGGAAATGATATATTTGTTGGATAGGACGAAACATTGTAACGACCACCAAGGGCTTTGTCAATTTTATACGAATTTTCTAACGCTTCTTCACCGCTATTTCCTGAAATAATATCCATCGTGCCCTTGCCGATGTCAGTCGAATGACCATCGGCAAAACCTTGTTTATGTAAAGTTTCATAAACCGCATGCGCTTCTGCAGGAGTTACATTTTCTGGTAAATGTATGCGCACCACACCGGCCGGAAAGCTGTTTTCAAATGGTTCCGCATGCGCGCCCATCATGGCGTCCTGACGGAAAAAATCACCCAGTGTATTTAAAGCAGGTGCAATGTGGTTTGGATCATATGGCTCAAATGTAAAATTGGGGTTTGTATGCCCCCCAAAACCACCCAAACCTTCACGCACTTCACCGGTAATACCAGTCAATCTTTGCAAATCACTAATGTGTTCGCCAATCATTTTATTTGAAATGGCTTGTTTAGCTTGAGGATGAAGAGTTTCCCATTCTTGCTGTTGAACCTCATCCCATGTTTTGCCAGGAGCAATTTCAAAATATGCTTTAGGAGGCTCTTGTTTTACAGGCTGTTGAGGTCCATAATTTTCATGCGGCCCATACAATTCATGCGGCCCATACACTTCCGGCTCTTTTGCAATATTTTTTGCAGCTTGTATTGCGCGTTCTGTTTCACCAGCTTTTGCAGGCAACCCAGCCATTGCCAGTTTTGCACCGGCAACAGCCTTCAACGCGCTTGCGATATTAACAGGGTCAGTCAAAAATTGGCTGCCTGCGCCGATCAATTGCGCCACTACCGATGGTTTTTCAGAAATTTCACCGGCATGCTTGGCACGCTCGACCATTTCTTCATAACCAAATGGCGTTTTGGCATCAAAATCAGGACGTTTGCCGCTTAAAACATCTTTTGCCATACCAACAAAATGCGCTGTTTCAGGAACAAACGAACCAAAACCGGCACCAACCATCATCGCGGCATCTTTGACGTCTTGCCCTGATGGCAGCATTTCGGAAAATGTCTGGCTGGGGCGCGCCTCATCATAAGCCATGCGGGTGCGCGCAGCAGCCGAATCCGTAATCTGCATGGGGTCTTGAATCTGATATAGCCGGTTGTATGATTCCATTGGCGAAACTTGCGTATCCCTTTGGGCTGCGCGGGCCGCCTCAATAGCAGAACGAACTGTTGGGAACGGATTATAAGAAAAATCACGAGGTGCAAAAGTTGAACCATCACGAATATTTGGCACAATAGGAATTTGGCTAAAATTAAAATTGCCAACATCTTGATCTTGCATAGGATCTGTCTCGCCGCCGTCAGCGTAATGACTGCGGGCAATCATCAGTGCGCGTCGGATGTCCCTGCTCATTTTATCCCCTTACCGCTATCGCCCAACAGCGGCTCCTCATTGGCCTCAAGGCGTTGAATCATGTCAGGTTTGACAATCTGGTTAAATGTCTGAATCTCTTGCGGGTTCTGCGACAACTCAAGCCCCATCTTCACCGCCTCCAACCGCTCGCGGCTCTCACGGTCGCGCATGCGGTTCATGGCGTCTAGCTCCGAGTCACGGCCACGCTGCGCAATCTCCGCCTGCTGCACCTGCAAGTCCATTACCTTAGTCGGATCAGCCTGACCGCCCGCCTGCAGCTGCTGCGCCTCAGCCATAATGCGCATGGTTTCGGCCTGCGTGCGTTTAACGTCAGCCGCCACCTGCTGCTGTTTAAGCTGCGAGTCGGTCGAGTCCTGCATGGCCTTTGCCGACGCGGCCGTGGCCGACGCCTGCGCTGTTTTGGCTCTTGACTCCGAATCTTGTTTTTTAATCGCCAACTCGGCGATTTCTTTCATAACCATTGGGTTCTTCATCATGTCTTCAGCGCCGCCCTGCTTAAAGAACTGATCTGGATTATTCCAGCCCATCGTCTGCAACGCCGCCGTGTCAATCGCCTTGCCGTCATACATGTCAGGAGACGCGGCCTGCAATTGCTTCAGGCCCGTGATCTTCATCACGCGCTGGCTGTGACTCGCAGTGTTGGGATCTGCCTGCGGTGTCAATTCATAATCTTCAATCGCTTTCAGGAACGTATCCTCATCCCACTTGTAAGCGGGTTTGCGATTGCGCTGCCAGAACGATTCGGGGTTCTCTTTGAACGTCCGCACCAGCAGCCGGAACTCTTCAGCCTGCGCCGCGTGCATGCGCTTATGCACGGCATTCATGACCTTCGTGGCTTGATCAATCATCGCCAACGTCGTGCCAACAGGCGCGTCAGCGCGCCCCTCGCCAACTTGTTGCTCAGACGTGCCACCAATCCGCATACCCGTTTGGGCCATGTTTTCGGTCAATGTCATCAGGCCGCCGCCAACGTCCTTATAAGGAAGCGGCATGATCGCCTCGTTAAGCTTCATGCCGTTGGTCTTAATCAACGCGCCACCGCCAGGCGGCACGCGGAAGATGTTGGTGTTCTGGCGTGCGCCGTTGTCGGCCATGAGGAAGCCAGGGAAGTTGGCGTACATGCCAGCATCCAACATCTCACGCCAAGCAGCCGTCAAAGCATTCGTCGTATTACCCAAGATGTGCAACAGACCAATGTCGTAAAAGCCCATGCCTGGAACAAACGTATACTTGACGAAATTGATCCGCGCTTCAGGAAGTTCTTGATCATCTTCATCGTAATTGCGAACAATACTTAAAATCTTGCGGGACGATACGTCGATGGTGACGCGGTACGGTATTTCTAAACCGCTCTCATGACCCTTATATTTATGCTCAAATCCCTTCAAATCCAGTTCGCAATAGATCTCATAGATCTCACGGTCGCGGTCTTCTGGATTGTTTGACTCGTTCGATATGCCCTGCTGCGCGTTTTTCTCCAACTGCACGCTGTCGAGGTTCGGCATCTTAGCGGTTGACAACTCGGTGTCGCGATAAACGCCAAGGATTTGCAGGCGCTTGACCGTCGAATTGCGCATCATCGAGCGGTGCGTAATGCGCTTGGCATTGCTCAAGTCAGTTGCCGCGTTATTGACAATTAAGTCGTCAGCGTCAACCGTCTCGCTTACCGGACGATTTCGTAACGGACAAAAGTAAACCTTCTTGAACGCCGTGCCGCCAAAGCCCAACATCAACAGCATCTTGTCGGTGTCGGGGTAATAGCTCTGGTCGGTGACCGTCAGGAAGTGGTTTAGGTCGCGCTCCAATGCCTGCGCCAGCTCGTCCTGCGCCAGCGTCGCGTTAGACCCGTCGTCGCGGATCTTAACCGGACCGTCGGTCGGCAACAACTCGCTGCGAGCATTGGCTTGAAACCGCAGGCAGGCCTCAAGCAGGAGCGGGTGCCGCACCTTGCTCATGCCCTCGATCGGCGCGCCGTCGCTGGCGCCTTGCTGACCAGGGATCTCGATCTTCAAGCCCAACAGCTTGATGCCCTGCGCCCTGTCTTCAATCCAGTCCTTGCGGCTCTCAATGTCGTCGCTCACGCCGCGCATCAGCATCTCGGAAATGCGGCCCAGCTCCATGTCGTCGATGTCGTCAACAAGGTTGTCAAACCAACCGCCGCGCGGCTTGTCAGCGCCGGGGTTAATCGGTTTGCCGTCTAAACTGATCGTAATAGACCCGTCATCATGCTCAATTTGCAAGGCGTCGCCACTGGCCTGCGGCATCTTGCCGCCCTCAATAATCTCGATTTCAGGCGCGCCGGTCTGCGGAATACGCGGCTGGTTGTCGTCCAAAAGACGCAAATTTGGCGATAAGCCTGTCGCTAGTGGCATGTGTAATTGTCCTCTGGTCCAAGCGTCTCGACCTCTTCGACGAACCGCCTCAGCCCTTCCTGCGCCGCATCATTATCAGATTTCGCCTTAATCGTATAGATTCGGAAATAATCGTAAGGCGGCTGGCCGTGAACTTGGACATTCCAGTGGTTTTTCTCGTCTGCTTCGTCAACAATGGCCCAAGCTTTGATCATTTTACACCGCATATAATGGGGGAGCAGGCTTGCCGTAGCTCCGCTTGAAGGAATCAATTTCAGCCAAACGCTCCGGCCCACGGGTCAGCAGGCCAATCTCACGCAAGTGGCGCAACGCCATCGAAACGGTGTCGGTGAGGTCATCGTACTTGGTTTTTGGGAAATTGGAAACTTGGTTAATAACGGTCTGCGCCCAGTCCTTATCGGGCGCGTAAATCATGCCCTCGGCAAACAGGTGGCTGATTGAGTGCAGGCGCGCCACTTTGTCGATGCGGCCGGTCGGGATCAGCTGCACGCCGAACAGCTCGTGGTTGTAAAGGCGGCGGATCTCTTGGTGAACGGACAGGCCAGCGGCCGCCGATTCGATTAACAGCTTGTCAACTTTAAGCTTTTTGCAATCGCCGGCCACCCTTTCGACCAGTTTGGAGATCGGCAACCGTTCTTGCCACGCATACATCAGCATGACCTTCGGGATCGCCTCGACGTCCTGATAGCCCTCAAGGTCAGGCAATTCCTCGCCCTTCTTGCCATACCGATCAACGTAGCGCGTGGCGCGCACCTTTGGGTCGCCGCTGAATATGCCCCAGACCGTCATCGCGCTGTAGTCTGATTCCTGCTTCTCGCCGTAACTCGTGTCGAGGCTGGCCATGATAAAGTCAAATGGCGGATATTGGTTGTCGGGCGCGTCCCATAGTAGCCAGTCCTCGGTCGGAATAATGCCGCCACCGCGCGGCGACGGCGACTGTTGCATTTGGCCGGCGAACGCGTACTCGCCGCTGACGCGGCGGTCGCGATCAACGACGGCCTGCGAGAAGCGCGAGGGGAATAGCAGCTCGCCTGGGATCTCGCGCACGTCAACGGCGCCCAGCTTAGTCGGAAAGGCGCGGTCGGGATCGTACAGCATCGGCAGCATGATGTAGTCGTAGCCCAAATTGCGGTCGAGGATCACGCCGCTGATGTCTTCCTCGTGCAGGCGCTGCATGATGACGACGATCGCCGACCGCTTGGGATTGTTGAGGCGCGAGGGGATTGCTTCGAGGAATGTGGTGATTTCTGCCTCGCGCTGCACTTCCGACGCCGCCGAGTCAACACTGTGCGGGTCGTCGATGATCACGCGGTCGCCACGAATACCGGTGAGGCTTGTCATCGCGGTCGCGATGCGGAAGCCTTGCGCGGTATTAACGAAATTCAGTTTTTCGTTTTGATCACGCGCCAGCTGCACCCGATCGCCCCACAGCCCTTGATACCACTCGGATAGGATTAACTCACGCATGCGGCGCGAGTCGCGGGATGACAGGTTCTCGACTTTGTGCGCCGCACAAACGTAACGAAGGTGGGGCATGTTACGCGGCCCCCACTCCCAAGCCGGCCAGAAGACGTTCACCAGCAGCGACTTCATCGATCCTGGCGGCACGTTAATCAGCAGGCGATTATATGGCGAGCCATCTTCTAATGTGATGCCGTCGGTGATAGCTTCGAGATGCTCGCAAATAAAATCAACGTGCCAGTTATGTTGATACTTTGAACCAGGTTCGACGACGTGCCAAGCTTTACGAATAAACGCCGCCAGTGATCGCTCACACACCTGCTGCTCTGCCGCGCGCGACAGCTGCAGGATCTTATTCATCGTCGTCCTCGTCGTCCGCGCGGCCGTTCAGCGCGATGTCGAGGATCTCTAACTCCTCGTCCGACAAGTGAGACAGATCAACGCGCTCAATCTGCACCGGTCCGCCGTTCGGTCCAGACACTTCGGTCTTTGTCCGCGTTGAGTAACGTGGCGCAATGCGCTCCGCGACCCACTGCTCGAAGCCAACCTCGATTTTGAGCAGGTTTGGATCAACGCCGGTTTGTTGGGCTTTTACGACTTTTTCGCGGACTTTCGACAAGCGCACTTCTGTGAGCGTCTCACGCGCGCGCGCGCATTGTGTGTCAAACTCAGGGTATTCGTTTAGCCAACGAAACACAGTTCGTCTATTTAATTTTAAAATATCGCATGATTCGACCAAGTCGTGACCTTCGACCATCAGATCACAAATCTGGTCGGCAAGTTCTTGGGTAAACTTTGAAGGCGGTCCTGGTTTTAATTTAGCCATATGCATTCTCCATTGCTATAAAATAGCATTTTTTGCCAATTTTTCAACGCCCCAAATTTTTTTATAAAAAAATGAAGTTTTTTCATTTTTGTTGTTGACATTGTGAAGATACTTCATTAAATTCAAATCATCAAATGACATTAACCAAATGGAGACTAAAATGCGTTACAACACCATGAAAATTGAAAATGACGGAATGAATCGCGATCACGGCTCGCTCTATGACCGTGGTGGTGCTGACAGCTATTACGGCCGCAAAATGACACCTCACTACTATGTTGGCAGCAGCCGCGTCACTGACCTGACGGACGAGCAGATTGCTGAGTACCGCGCTGGTTATGTTGAAAACACTGACCTCAAAGATTGGGGCTGATTATGAAAAGCTTTTTGTGGGATGTGTTTGAACTCGCTGGGATTGCCACCTTTGTGGCGGCAATTCTCCTTATCATCAATTTTTAATGGAGATTAACATGGGCAAGGCAAAGAAAAACGACATCATCGCTATTGAGGAAACCTGCAGCATGACCAACCTGCACAGCACCACCAAAACTTATGAGGTTTTGTTTTTGGCGCGCGTAACTCGCTCTGATCGTCAGGGCATCGTGCAGGAGTTTAAAAAAATTGGCGGCACCAAGTGCAAGGCAGAGCGCCCTTACCGCGTGATGACCATTGACAATGCCGACAAGCAGGCACTGGCGCAGGTTTTGGCTGAGAAGCTTGAGGCTGAACCAAACAAAAACTATTACAACAACCCTAAATTGCTGATTGACGCTATTTTGACTGGCGTCGCGTAAAAATAAAAAAGTGAAGTTTTTTCATTTTTGTTGTTGACATTATGAAAATACTTCACTAACCTACAAACACTGACTTAAACCTTATGACATTTATGGAGATTAACATGTCAAACATCACCGCACTCGTAGACGACTTCGCCGCCATCGACGCTCAGGTCAAGGAATTGACCAAGCAGCGCGATGCAATCAAAAAGCAGCTGCTGGAAGTGGCTGTATTTATGGCCAACGACAAAATGATTGAGTCCGCAACCTTTGCTGGCACAAAGGCTGACGTGGTCATTACCAAGACTTTCCCCACCACGTTCAGCAAGGATCTGGCGCAGACGCTGTTGTCGGCTGAGGACTTTGTCCGCTGCCACGCAACGGCCATCAAGCCGACCCTGACGCCTCGCGTCGTGGCCAAGTCCCCCGCGTTCGCGTGAGGGGGCTGCCATGTCGAGGCTGATCAACACTTATCGCAAAGTGCCTTCTATGAAAAACCGCAGCAAGTTGCAGGCGTATTTGGAGCGGCACCCGATGGCCATCTGCGTGGCCACTGACGCAGAAATTAACTTCCTCATATCAAACCAATTTTTAATTTAAGGAGAAATATCATGACTGTAGAACAAGTTCTTGGAGCAAAATATCACGCTCGTCACTTGGCCGACCACGCAATGTTGGTTCATTACGCGGACAATTTCAATGTTATGAACTACCACGCCGCAAGAATGCATGAGGCATTTTTGGAATTGGCTGACGAAATGGGTTACGATGTCGTCCTCCGCAGCGCTGAACAGGAGCAGGAGGCGGCATGAAGGGCAGGGAATTAGGCGCGATCATGGGGAGGCACAGTTTAACTGTGCCTGACCTCGCTCTGGTAATGGGCGTGACTAACCGCAGTGTGTTCAATTGGCTGTCTGACAACCACCAGATCCCCAATTCGGTCAGTCTGCTGGTCAAGGCATTTGATCAGGGCATCATTACGGTGGAATGGCTTGCAAACAATTTAGAGGCATCGCCAGAGGACGAACCACCACCCAAAGGCACCCCAGCAGCATAAAACGAAAGAGGCCGCTCAGCGGCCTTTTTTGTGCGTTTAAAACGGCATCGGATCATTGAGGTCAGCCATTGATTGTTCAAGCGCATTCCGATCTTTCATGATATTGGTTTTGACCTGCGTGATTTCGGCGCCCTTCCAGATCTCTTTGGCCCTGACAATTTCGGGGAAGCCGGCAATTAGGCGCCCGATTTCGTCCATCGTGTAGATTTGCACCCACCGACTATCAGCCGAAACATCTTTCACATCCTCATTGTAACGCACGAGGGCGGCCACCGTGCCGTTGGATAGGGGAATTTCCCACACCGTCGGCTTGAGCCGCTCACGGCCCATTTCTGTAGCTTTACGGTCGAGAGCGAGCCAGGCGACGATCATGCGCCGTGCTTCGGTGCGGACGTCGTCGAGGGAGCCGTACCAAATCGCTCGGTCGAGCTTGTGCCGCTGCGAGTCAAACTTGGCACGCAGTTCGGGATCGACCATCAGCCGCAGCCGGTCGGCTCCCCACTTCGCCTCCATGTCCCGCGCAACGAGATCCACCTCATCGATCTCCGCCTGACCGCCGAAGTAGGTCGAGGGGTGCGACTGCCAAGTGGGTTCAGCCGGTTTAGTCGCCGGCTGATTGCTGGTTGGTTTCTTCGCCATTCATGCGCTCCATTAATTTTTGGATGATCCATTCGACTTTGTCTGGGTAATGCTCGATCAAAAGCTTGTAGTCTTTGCTCGACACAACAACCCGACTTGAGCTTATCGTTATTTGCCAAACATTCTTTTTGGCTTTTTTGTAATAAAACAGTTTGAAGTTTGAAAACTTCTCATTGCTCCACCCTTCAATTTTTACAGCGTGCCAGTCGCCTTCTTTAAAAACTTCAACCTCGTCAGGCCTAACAACCAAAAATCTCAACCCAACTTTTCTGTGGCCGTCTTCAATAAGTTCAGTGCTCATAACTTCGTCCTCCATGTCCCTAGGAAGTCCCTAGTTATTTGCCTAGTAATATGAGCCGCGCCAATCGTCAAGGGACAAAAATCTGGACATTTGCGCGGGACACTGCGGCACTCCCCTGTAAGGGGGAGTGTCCGCGTAAGCTGTCCCTTGTGTCCCGCAAGCAAAAAGTCTTGTCGGGAAAGTGTCCCTTTCAACTGTCCCGTTACTGTCCCGCACTGTCCCGCAAAAGTTAAGCATTTGTAATCCAACAATAATTTGCCCAACTGCCAACTGTCCCGTGGGACACTAAGCGCTCAACAGCCCTTGCAAACGTCTTCCGCTTCGTGTCTTCGCCATTTGGGTTGCCAGCATAGTAATATTGGCGCCAAGCATTGACGTTAACGACCCGTGTGTTGGCTGGGATCTGCGACAGGCCGACCATTTCGCCACCCTCATTGATAGCCATTCTAAGCGCCGCTAAAACCGTTTTGTCATTCGCATTGAGGGTTCGGTCGATCTTCTTTTTGGCGGGCGTTTCGGATATCTCAATCGGCACCAGAGCAAGGCTCTTGTGTTCCGGATCTATAGCACTGAGTGCTACAGTTTCCATTTGGAACATAAGCTTGAAACCGTCCTCGCCGTCCTTCTGTTTGGTCACGAGGATCTGCCCGATGCGCTCGTCCGAGTTCTCGTCGGATATGCGCGTCAGCTCCAGTTCCGCGTCCACAGCGCCGAGGAGGCTGCTGTGACCGCGTTGTCCGCGTGCCTCGTCCTTGCCGCTGTGGTGGACGATCATGACGGCGGATCCGGTCGCCTGCTGCAGGAGGCCGATGATATTAATAAAGGCGCCCATGTCCTCGGAGGTGTTTTCGTTGCCGCCGGCGAAGGCCCGCGCCAGCGTGTCGATGACAATCAGCTTCGGCTTGATGTTGTTCTTTTTGATTGAAGCAAGGAGTCCGGCTAGGTCTTCCATTGTCGAGCGCAGGTTAAGTTGGCTCTTCAGGAAATACAGGTTCGGTATCTCTGGCATGTCGTGACGCTTGCGGAGGGCGTCTAGACGACGTTTGAGGCCAGCGCCGCCCTCACCCGCAATATAAACGACGTCGCCCGCCTCAGACTTCTTACCAAAGGCCATGAGGCCCAAGGCGACGCAGGCGCTTAGGTAAAGCGCCACAAACGATTTAAACGTGCCAGGCTTGCCGTAGAGGGCCACGAAGGCCATCATGGGTATGAGGTCTTGCAGCAGCCACTTCACCTGCTCGTCGGTAAGTTTTGTTGAAGGGATAAGGAGATACTTGTCCTTGATCTTTGGCTTTTCGTTGTCGCTGCTGAAGTTATCCTCGTCCGAATACCCAAATGCCGATTTGGGTATTGCGATAAATGGCTCTTTCGAAAACTTCAGCAAAATCTCGCCAGTTTCGGAATCGATCGTGTATTCCGTCGGGTCAAAAGGGCGAGCGGTGTCCTTTACCGAACGCTCTTCCTTGGCGTGGTCAGACACTTTATCCCACCACTGCGCGGCGGCAGTGTTCCACTTTTGCGTGAAGAGCGATATTCCGCGATTTTCCCGTTCTAGTAGAACGGCATTGTCGGTCTCAGGCTCAACAATTCGTGATTTCGTTTTCTTTTCATAGACTTCGAACGCTTTCTTCATCTCAGTTGTGAGGAATGCATCATTGATCATCGGGGCTTCGCGCCGAAGGTTAACAAGTGTCCCCCAGATCAGGCGCGTCATGTATTCCTCGCGGCCATCTTGAACGCGGCCAGAAATCGAGATCTCATACTTCGGCGATGAAGTTTTTTCACCTTTGACGTTTGTTGTTGTCTTGCCGCCAAATTCCTCGGCGAGGTGATCAATCTCCTCGCATAGCCACTGCGGGCATTCGGCGACGTCTATTTCATGCGGGCCGTTATTCTCGGCCCAGTCGTAATTTTTGCCTGACTCGTGCAGACTGGGGGCAATGACGGCGAAGCCGCCCTGTCCGCGTATGTCGATGCCGAGGCTTGTCTTGCAGGTGGGTGCCGACCATCCGGCGGGGATCTTGAAGAAGTATTGCAGGCCACCGCCGCCAGTTTTTTGAAAGACGGTCTCAAGTTCGCCGGCTGTCTGCTGTCGGTCTTGCATGGCCTGCCACCACCCTGCCGCCGACTCGTGCCGCTGAATGTCGAGGTCGATGACGACGATGTTGGAGGCTTGGCCGGTGATGATGCCGATATTCTTTTCTTTGACGTAGTCGCCATTGGCGCCGTACCAGCGCTCGAAGGTAAGGTCGGGGACCAGTTCCTGCTGGAGCGGCCGCCACTCGACGAGCGGTCGCTTCCACTGCTTACCTTTTTGTGGGCTGACGGCGGGAACGATTTGCCATTTAAGCGTGCGGTAAAACCTTGCCCAGTCGGCGGTGCCGCCAAATTCCAAGTCGTAATTCATGTTATTTTCCATTTTTTATCTCAATATAATTTTGTATGCGTTTGCCGATCCAGTGCATTACAGGAACGGCCATGCTGTTGCCAAGGGCTTTATATCGCGGGCCATCGGCGGCGTTTGGGATTGCAGTGTAGTCGTCAGGAAAACCTTGCAATCGCTCACACTCGCGCGGGGTCAGGCGGCGCACTGCCATTTGTTGTGCAATTACATGACTTGGCCTGCTTGGCCTGTCTTCTCCTTCAGCGCGTAAAGTACCTGCTTTGTCATCTTCCATCCAATAACCCTGTCCACTCTCGCGTATGACAATTGGTTGCATTACGGCTGTGCCTCCTTGTGCCGCAGTTGGGTTTAACCCAGATGCGGCATCCAATGTCTTGCTGGTGATTGCATCCATATCAACATAAAACCCGCCCTCTGGCCGATCGGGCCGCTTATTGCCGCCAAAGATATTGATTGGTTGCGCTACCGCCATACTTCCCCCACCATTTGCATCATATGCGCCAAGAGAGCGAAGCGTAGGCGACATGTCCGTTGTAGCGTCACTGCCGTAGTCTTTTGAGTTAAATGCAATTGGTTGTACTACATGCATGTTGCTATTTGAACTTAAAGTTCCAGTCGGCAGCTCACTTTCAGCCCTTGATCTGTTTGTCGCACTTGTAATTTGCGCCAAATCAAATGCTATTGGTTGCATGACAGCTGTTGTTGTGCTGTTTTGAATACCGCCTGGTGCTCTGGATAATAAAGCATTAGAAACTTCAGTGTAACTTGCAGTATTTACTGTGCCATCAGACCCATGCAATATAATACCAATTGGTTGCGCTACTAAATCTGTTGCATCTTTCCAATCGCGAGCCTTCATTGCGCTGGCAGTTCCATCTTCAACATATTCGCCAAATGCAACCATACGGGCAGCTAAAACAGCACCAGCAATCTGATTTCTTATCGGACCATCTTTGGCACGCGCGTCTAATGTTGGATTTAATTCGGTGAAATTACCTCCAGAAGGGCCAATTTCAATGCCTCTGGCAGATCCTTTCCCCGCACTGCGGCTCGGCGCAATATCCCTGCGCACGCCTTCGCGCTCAAAAAGTATTTCTGCTGGATCGAATCCGTCTCTAGCACTTGCGACAACGAACACACGACGGCGTCGTTGGGCCACTCCGAAATATTGGGCATCAAGGACACGCCACGCTGCTGATCTTTTGGGACCAACAACCAAACCAGCGTTTGTCCACTTTCCCCCTGTCGGGATGAGGGGGGCATCATTTCCCGTAAGGGCGGCAAGGAAGCATCCGAAGGCGTTGTCTTTGACGGACAAGACGCCGGGGACGTTTTCCCAGACGATGATGGCAGGGGGTCGTGCTGCATCATGTCGAACATTGTCAATTGCATCGGCCAATCTCACAAATTCTAATGTTAAATTTCCACGATCGTCTGACAGCGATTGGCGCAATCCCGCCACGCTAAACGCTTGACAGGGCGTTCCACCCACTAACAAATCGGCATCAACAATCCAATCCTGATCACGCAAAACGGTAAAATCACCGTGGCATGGCGTGTCGGGGTAATGATATGCCAATACTTGACGAGGGAATTTTTCTATTTCGCTAAATGCCAGTGGCTGCCAGCCAATGGGGTGCCACGCCACTGTTGCCGCCTCTATTCCTGAGCATACTGATAAATATTTCATTTTTCCTTGCCTGCCTCGTCTCGCCCATCATTGCCAATCCACGCCTAATCTCGCCTGCCTTGCCTAATCGGACCGGACCGAACCTGGCCATGCCTCGCCTGCCTTGCCAAATTGGCCACACCTCGCCGCTCCAAATCATGCCAAACCACGCCCGGCCTGCGATGCCATACCTTGCCGCACTTAGCCTTGACGAACCATGTCTCGCCCCGCCTGCCTTGCATAACCCCGCCGATCCAAGTCTAGCCACGCCTCGCCTGCCTTGCCTAACCTCGCCGGACGTGTCCGCATCTGGCCATGCCACGCCTGCCTTGCTATGCCTAGCCGAATCACGCCGGACCGATCCCCGCCTATCCTTGCCTGCCCTGCCGAACCAGACCGGACGATGCCTAACCTCGCCAATCCTCTCCACGCCTGCCTTGCCTTGCTGTGCCACGCCAGACCCGGCCGCTCCATGCCTCGCCTGCCTTGCCAAACCTAGTTCGGCCTGACCGTGACACGCCGTGCCGGGCCTGCCTTGCTATGCCTTGCCAGACCATACCGATCCATACCTCGCCTGCCTTGCCCTGCCATACCGAACAGATCCCTGCCTATCCGAGCCTGCCGAGCCAATCCGTGACTTATCTGACCTTTCCTCGCCCTGCCTGCCACGCTCTTCCTCGACTAGCCTGATCCCGCCGGACCTTGCCTGCCATGCCAATCCTTACCCAACGGTGCGTAGCCTTGCGATGTCACGCCTGCCACACCTTGCCATTCACCGCCCTGCCATTCGATGCCCGTCCCTGCCTGCCATGCCATGCCAGACCGGACCGAAGCTAGCCTAAACCCGCCTCGCCTGCCGTGCCTGACCTGAACGCGCCATACCCCGCCTCTCCTAGCCTGCCTTGCCGGACCCGTCCAAGCCTCAACAGGCCTTTCCCCGCCTGCCTTGTCAGTCAGAATTGAGCTGACGTTCAAGGCGCGCTTTGACGCGATTGACTTCCGACAGAAGGTCGTCAACTTCAGGAGCCGCCAAATTATGGAGCATCGTCGAGATTTGATTGAGGCGCATCAAAACGATTTCCAGCCGGCTTGGCGTATTTCTGGCGATGATTTGCGTGTGGTAATATCCCTCGCCACTTTTACGCGGCGCTTGCGTAAACATGGGCGCGAGAACGACTTTGTTGTCCTGACGCACAATCTCAACCGTGACGGTCTTGATCAGCTGCCGCGCCTGCTGCAGGCGGTAGTTGTGCGCGGCCTCTTGATCGTCCCAATTGAATTGATCGTGCATGGCGGAGTTTGGATTGCTTGCGGAGCGCACCACCTCTTCGGGGGTAAGAACCCCCGATTTGGCAATGGCTTCAAGCTCTTCGCGGATAGCCGCGAGTCGTTTGCTTGAAATTCTTGGCATCACATTCCCTCTATTTTGAAAGTACCCCAGCCAAGTCCGGCGGAGGACTTGGAGTCGGGCCGTCCCTCACCGATGCCGACCTGCATACCCGCACGCATGATGAGGTTTGCAACGTCCTTGTCGGTGAATTGGTCGCCGTCGTAAGACACGCGGAGATTGATGTGCCACTCGCGCCATAGGGGTCGAACGCGAATGTCAATCACGCCGGTGGCGTTACGGACGTGCATGTCGTTGCGTTCCCAGTCGCCATGTAGATGCACGAGCGGGACGCCATCGACACGGTCAAACGTGTCTGCTTCAACGAACACAGACAGTTTGGCAAGTGTCATTTTAAATCCGACGAGGCGGCAGGCGGAGATCATGGCCGCGCGAAATGCACCAGCCGGAACGCCAACATGCCCATCCACGCCAATGTGCATGGCGTTGACGCAGTCCTCGTCGAAGTCGCGGGCCTCGCGGACTTTTTTACCGCGCGCCGTTGTTCCTTCCGCCATTTTGCCCATCATCATATTTTTGGCTTTTTCGCTGAAGCGGGCCTGCACGAAGGGCGCAGTGCCGATTAGCTTAAAAGCTATTGTATTAATTTTGGGGGCGGTGATTTGGATTGCTTTAGAAGTTTTATCTAACATTTTAGTTTTCCTGTTATTTAACTCCCTGTGCGTCAGGGTCCGATTGGGGGAAGCCCCAATTACTGTATGGTTTCGACGTAGAAGCGTGCTAACAGCGCTGCCTCCGCGCGACCATTATCCTTTTTTCTGCTAAATCCTTGATTTTCGGGCCACAATCTAATTGCCAGCGCGCGTGATTCGTCTTTGTCTGATGTCAGGCGGAAGTGCTTTTTCCAGCGCACGGGGCTAACAAGGTGATAGGGGATCATGCTGGCGGCGACGGTGCCGATCGCGATACCGTAAGCCATACCGAACTTGAAAGTGCTGGCGACGCCTTGGCCAGGCATTGAGTGGACGGCCTCGATCATGGCCGCACTGGGATTATACTTATTGATGAGATGAAATAAACCAGCGCCATCGACCTGATTGCCGGCAACGGGCGTATCGTAGACGGACACGCGGTTTTCTTTTGGGAAGTAAAACGCGACGGCGCCAGAGATGCCAGGGTCGATGCCGAGGATGCAAGTCATGCTACTTTGTTCCTATTATTATGTTTGGCAAAGTCTTTGTATCTGATGCGGCCGCTAGACCGCATCATGATTTCGATTTGCATATGGTAGGGAACTTTATTGCGACTACGCCACTGACGTATAGTGTGGTCGAGGATGCCAAGGTCTTTGGCGATCTCCGCAATAATTTGCCACTGCTCAGGTGTCACTTTTTAAATTCTCTTTCCAATGCAGCTTGACCGAGGGGCGTGTCTGATAGCATGCCCAGTGCCGCCATGTAAGTTTCCATGAGGGCTTCCTCTTCCTTGCGCTGCTCGTCGGTCTTCTTGCGCAGGGCAACGACTTTACGCAAGATCTTTGGATCATAGCCATTGCTTTTTGCTTCGGTGTAGATTTCACTAATTGATTGCGTCAGTAACTTCTTTTCGTCTTCCAGCCGCTCAATGCGGTCAATAATGGATTGCAGTTGATTGTTGATCATATTTATTCTCCTATAGATATGATTTGCGCATCTTGTGACAATTTGTCACGAATGTCAACAGCCCCTATTGACGAATTATTTTGAATGCTTCATAAGGGGCAAACCAAATTGAACTGGAATGTAAATGAACAACCCATTTGAGAAGTACAACATCAAACACTTGTCGCCATCACAATGCAATTTGTTTATTGCATCGCCCGCCATGTATGTCATGGAGCGGCTGATGAATGTGCGCACGCAAGTGGGCGCCGCCGCCTTTCGTGGCACGGCAGTTGAGGCTGGGATTGTTCACGGCTTGATGAATGACGCGAATCTGTTTGAGTGTCAGGCCGTTGCCAAAAAAGAATTTGATAAATTGTCTGCACTGTCGTCAGACCCGCGCCGCGATAAAGAGTATGCGGCAATTCCGGAAATGGTTGAGCAGGGATTGTCGGAACTTTGGCCATACGGAAAACCGAGCAGCACGCAGGGCAAAATTGAATATCAGGTTGAGGGATTGGCCGTGCCACTTATTGGTTTCTATGACCTTGAGTGGGAAAATCACGGTGTGCTTGTTGATTTGAAAACAACGCACGCACTGCCGTCAAAGATCAGCACAAACCACGCACGTCAGGTGGCACTGTATGTCGCGGCGCGTGGCGACAATTTGGATGCGCGCATTACTTACGTCACGTCAAAGAAAGTCGCGACGTATCAGCTGGAAAACAAGCGCGAGCACGTCAAGGCGCTTGAGCGCGTGGCGTTAACCATACAACGATTTTTATCCCAGAGCGACGACCCGAAGGAGTTGGCGCAATTGGTTGTCCCCGACGTTGACAGTTTTTATTTTAATGACCCCGCAACACGCCAAGCGGCGTTTGAGATATGGGGCATGTGAGCTTCGCCCGCGTGGGCAAGAGCAAGCCGCTGGCTAGATAGCGGCATTTTGTAGAAGGACTGATAAAATGGCACTTGGATTAAATTTATCTTCTGGTGGTGGTAACTACCTTCCGATTTGCAAGTTTGACTGCCGCGCCGGTCGCATGTTCAAAAGCGACAAAGTGGACGGCTCGTGGAACCAAGTCGATATTACAAAAAACTTTAAGGCTGTAATGGACTTAGAAAATGTCGAAGTTGGTTGGATTAAGTTTGACGGTGGCGCCCCTGACTTTGTGATGAACCACATCAGTGAGGGACTGCCAGAGAAGCCATCCGACATGCACCGTCAGGGCGTGCGGTTGGTGATTAAATTGAATAAGAGCTGCGGCGGTGACGTGCGCGAATTAGCGGGCAATGCCAAGGCGCTCTTAGCAGGAGTTGACGCGCTCCACGACCTTTACGAGGAGGGACTCGTAAATAACATGGGCAAACTGCCTGTCGTGGCGCTCGCCGACACGGTTGCAGTGTCAACCGGAGAGGGCGCAACAAAGAGCACGAACTACCGTCCCGTGTTCGAAATTACCGGCTGGGTTGACCGCCCAGACGACCTTGTGCCGTCATCGCGTCCGTCTTCGTCACCGAAAGTGAAGGCGTCCGCACCCACGACTGGATCGACTAAAGTATCCGCGCCGAAGGCTGTCATTGCTGACGACGACGAAGACTTTGGTTGATTGAATTTATGGGAGGGGGCAACTCCTCCCATTTTAATCAATTGGAGCAAACATGAAATTCCTTATAACAATGAACATGCCTGGCAATACGGGCAGGCCAACGCATCAAGTCATTTGCGAGTATCCTGTTGACAGTATTGACGGGTTTATTAACGCGCTCTCAATTAACGATTTTTTAATCGTTGACGAGTATTACCGAGATCCGCAGACTCAAAAGCACTTCAATGCCGGCGAGTTGGGATTAAACTACAGATATGTTGGCAAGGTAAAAGTGTATGATCCAAACCATGCTAAAAATATGCAGGCGGCTATCTGACAGATTGCAGCCGTATTGGACGACAAAAATATATATCAACCAAACGTGTACTACATTCAGGAGTAAGTTTAATGGACTACCAAAACACAATGTCAAAAGCTATTTCGATCTTAAACGAAAGAAGCCGCTACGGCGACCTTATTGATGTGCATACAGAAATTGCAAAGATTGCGTCAACGCTGATTGGTAAGGATTTATCCTTACACGACATTGCGATGATACATCATATAACTAAGTTGGTGCGCATGAAGCGCGATAAAACAAATGTGGATCATTATGTTGACGGTATTAATTATCTGGCCTTTGCTTCGGAGTTTGGAGCGGCTTCTGATGTCGAGGCAGACATAAAGGAGATGGCGGCGAAGTTTGCGCCGATGCCAAAGGCGCCAGTGCCTGACTTGATTGAGGGTAGCTAATGGACATGTACATGTTTTTCTCGGCGGCCCTAGGGTTTACCCTAGGATTTGTCTGCTGCGCTCTTATGCTGGACGAGTATTAATGGAAATTTTGTACGAGTGTGAGCACTGCCAATGCACGTTGATGGCGGCCGCTCACGATCGGCACGAGTTTTTTTGTTTGGGCTGCCAAAAGGAAACAGTGCCAGTGATGGTGTATGGGCTGGAGGTGTTTAATTATGGACCTGAAAGAGAGACTGCAGTTCGCGATCAATCACAAAGTTGAGAATTGGGAGCTTCTGTCCCAAGCTTTGGGACGTATTGACTTCCTCGAAGAAAGCTATTATGAGTTGGACTTGGAATACCAAATATACAAATCAAAAGTTTATGAAATGAAAAAAAGGAATGATACAAATGACAAGAGATCAGGTGATTGAGTGCGCTAAGGAGCGGACTACAATGAGTAAAGATTTTCGCGTTTTAGTCAGAGTAAAAAACAATTTACTTTTAGAGAAAATAGAAAAGGCTGGATACGATTCGATCAGTGAATTTTCCAGAGCTTGCGGCGTGGCACAAACGACTGTTGGTCATTTTGTAAACATGCAAAAATCACCCATAAATTCTCATAGCGGTGAATATAGTCAAGCATTTATGAAAATAATTGATTTTTTAAAATGCATACCGGAAGACGTATTTCCTGAAAAACTAATGGATAAAAAAATAAAGGGATACAAAAAAGAATTTAAAATAGACGCCGACGATTTGGTCTCATCTTTGCGTTCACTAACAATTGAACCAGAAAAAAAGATGATCATGGATCAAGCAGAGCAAAATTTTAAAACATTATTAAAAGAAAAAATATCATCACGGGAATATGAGATTTTAAAAATGCGATTTGGATTGGATGGCAGCGAAAAATATACACTTGAGGAGGTGGGCGAAAAATTTAATCTTAGTGGTGAGCGCGTTAGATCTATTGAAGTAGGAGCAATGAGAAAATTAAAAAGCCCATCCACTTTCAGGCAAACAAGAAGCATTTTTGAAGATTATACATCAGCGAGGAATTAAAAATGAGCGGCGAAACGAAACAACGAATCAGTGAATTAGAAGCAGATATTGCACGACTGAAGGCGGCGCAGCCAACACTGCGCGATCAGTTTGCAATGGCGGCGTTGACTGGATTAATATCAATTAATCCAGCTCCAAAAAGTTTGGTAGGCATTGCAGAATTTAGTTATTTGGCGGCCGATTCCATGATGGAGGCCCGCACTTTGCGCACATAAAAAGTTTAGGGGGGAGTCTCCTTTCCCGCAGCCGTATTCATCAACGGGCGAGCGTTCAAGGCGCTACAAGGTATTGTTCTGGCCCCCGTAAATTTTTCATTCCAGTGAAACAATACAAGATGAATTTTTAAAATAACGGAGATTAAAAATGCCAAGGATTGAACTGACAGAAGTTGAACGCATGAAGTTAGCAAAGGCCGGAGCTGATAGCATCCCATGCACGCACGGCTGGCAGCCTATTGAAACGGCACCAAAGGATGGAAGATCCGTGTTAGTTGCTGACGCAAAATATAAAACCATTGGTATTAATTTTTGGTGCAATTACGAGAATGACTGGGATCGAGAAAGCGACTTGGTTTGGCCCACCCACTGGATGCCTTTACCGAAGCCACCACAGGATGAATTAAAATGACATGGCAACCTATTGAAACAGCACCAAACGACGGCACACCATTTATTGGCATACAAACATTCAAGTCAATTAAACTGGTCGCTATGGCAATTGTTAAAAGAAATCCAAAGCTACCTGAAAAAATTTGGCAGTGCTGCACATCTGTAACGATTTACAATTCACAACCAAACGGCGAGGGAAACTATACTGCTTTGCCATTCCTTACCCACTGGATGCCTTTACCGAAGCCACCAACAACAAAGGATGAAGAAAATGACTGAAGATTATGTGTTCCATTATCAAAAACGGGACGGGCATAAGTTGATTCACGATGTTCAAATTACGTTTTGTGAAGAAAACACCCATTTTGGGTCTGCAAATACCTTAACCAAAATGGCAGATTTTCTTCGGGCAGTAGGTTATGATTTTGATTATATTCAAATAGTTAAAAGCCATAAAGGCATGGTCGGAGGTAAAAAAGATGACTGACATTGTTGAACAGTTGCGGGATTTGCTTCCGACAGAAACTGGTGGTTACGCTGCATATGATTTTCATGAACGGGCGCACAAACATGCCGCTGATGAAATTGAACAATTGCGGAAACGGGTTGAACTGCTTGAAGGTTATTTAAACGGCGCATTAAATGTTATTGAGGGTTTTGTTCATTGCGACACAACAGAAGCCCGTAAAGCACTAAGGGGGAAAGAGTGATAGACATCCTTAATGAAATGAAAGAAATGCGTGATGAAACGCAATATTCCGTGCATAAAGACATATACACGCGGGCAGTTGAAGATATGGAGCAATTGAGAAATGAAGTTGACCAACTGCGCGCAATCAGCAGAAAGCTATATGTTGAAAAAGCGCACTTGCTTGCAGACAAAATATCAAATGAAATTATGCGAGAAAACTACGACAAGTTGGTTTTAGAAAATGCAAAATTAAGATCCGACAATTCAAAAATGCACCAGAAGTTGGCAAAGGGGAAGCCGAAGCCTCCCCCAAAAGATCAAGCCAAGTCTTCTTCAAAAAAGTCTTCGTCTTCGTCTTCTTCCTCTTCTTCTTCGTCCTCGTCTTCGTCATCAGACATAGTTGACGAATCAATGACTTCATAAAGAGAATTGATCAGAAGATAGAGCGAGCCAATGCGCTCAGGATATGAACGCTCAAGAAAGTCGGCGGAGAAGTCAAAGGAAATTTCTTCTGCGCCCTCTTCGTCAACGGAGACGAATGCAGTACCGATAATGCTAGTCATGAGTAAGCTCCTGAAAACGGAAAAAGGGATTTACCATCAAAAACTACTGAACTGATATGACAATCAAAAGACATATTTGTTGCGAAATGCCGGACGCCCGCGAATCAATTCACAAAATTCTGGCGGCATAAGATTAAAATCATCATCAAATGTCAGAAAAACAAAGCCAGGGCATGAACGGCTTGCCGTGCCTTCCGCATACTCAAATTGCGGCCCAAATGGATTGCCCAACATGCCAGCCTCAATGCCGTAGTGGCTGCCGCGCCTGTTCCTGACGGCCGTCAATTGCAGCTGGTGGGTGTGAGACGTCACGATATTGATGCCTGAGTGTAGGGCATTGTTCCAGCCGGCGTGAATGCCAGAGCGGAAGCGGTGGCGGATCTCGACGTCGTTAATGATGGTCGCCCAACAAAACTGCCACTCAGGAAAACGGTCTTTTAAGTGGCCGGCATAGTCTTCAAGTTCTGGCGCGGCCGACGCAAGGTAATTGTCAACGCGTATGTCGTGATTACCCATCGTCCATATTTTTTGGTTGGCGAGTGGCAGCATCTTAATGTGCGCCCTGACGGCTTCAATTTCTTCCGATATTTTGGGCGCCCTAGACCCCAAGGCGCGACTGTGGCGCGACACGCGGGCGCCATCGAGAATGTCGCCATTGAGAACAATACAGTCTGGTTTAAGTTGCTTGGCGACCTTTGCAAAGGCCTTCCACATAATGGTTGGCTCGCCTGGCCAGATGTGGGCGTCGCCGCCAATCAATATGCTTTTTATATCGGTTTCAGGATAATGGATGGCGGGAACTACCCAATTCTGTATTTCGGTTTTCTTTTCTTCAAATAATTCTGGATATGTATCTCTTGCAATTTTTAGTCTTGATTGAACTGTCTGTCGGGGTAAGTTCATTACAAATGCCGTACCCCGTATAGATTTGGTTTCATTATATATTTTAATGGTATGAGCCATTACCTCATCAGGCGTAAAACTTCCCACGGTACAATTCCTTATCCGTTAAGGCTTTGCAATATAAACAATTTTATTATGTAAATAAAATGACACACATTTTTACTTTACAAATCATTTATAACATGCATTGATTTTTACATTAACAACTAATTAAAGATTGTAAAAAACATGGTTAAAGGAAGTGTAAAATATCAAGACCTGTTTGATCAAGGTTTCATGATTATCAGGCGAGAAGAATACGAGCGGCTGATAACTGACGTAAAAATTTACGAAGAGGCGCTGCAAATCATTTCGGTTGAGCCTGGCATTTTAAATGTCGTTGCCGAAAAAATGCGCCGCCTCGCGCAGCACGCATTAAAAAAATACCACTGACCTTGGAGGCCAGTGGCAAGTTCTGCCCAGTTCAGGGGGAGTGGCCTGAACTTGTTTTAACATAATAGGTGAATGACATGGATGCAATGAAAAAAGCGATACTGAACATGTGGAATAAGGGTTATTCTAGCACAATGATTGCGCAAAAGACTGGCAAAACGCGCAACGCCGTCATGGGCATTGTGTCGAGGCACCGCAATAAAAATGCAGAAAGTGTAAGATTTAGCCGCCCAGTGATGTCAGTCATTAATAAAACAAAAAAAGAAAGACCGCCCCAGCCAGTTAAAAAAATATCAATAAGCAAAGTCAGAATACCCCTCATGTTTGAGGTGCCAACGCCTGACAAAAACATACGAATTACCGACTTAAATTATAATTCTTGCCGCTACCCCGTAACAGAATCAACGACCGTGCAAGACACGTTTTATTGCGGCCACCCCAAAGAGCGCGGCGCCTACTGTGCCTATCACGCACAATTGTGCTATACTCCGATTGCGCTTTACAAAAGGTTGGACAATCATGATTTTGCAGCTAAATCCCGCTTTACCCCTCGACACCCCTAAGGGTAAGGCCTTGTGCCATTTTATGATTGACTACGGAGAAGAGGCAGACCTGTTGTGGGTCTGCTTTCAAGACGACACCGGCGAGTGCTGGACGTGGAGCAACAAAGACATCCGCGCTCAACAAAACGTGTCTATGGGGCGTATTAAGTTGAAAACAGATAGCCAGTCGCAAACGGGTTAGGCACAGTGCCACTGCCGCCGCCTGTGGAGGCGATCGTAATGGTGCCATTGCCATTTGTGATTGTGATGTTAGATCCGGCCGTCAAATTGGCTTTAGTCAGTCCGCCGGTCGAGCTGTTACCGATCAGGATTTGGCCGTCCGTGTAAGTTGAGTTTCCAGTGCCGCCATTTGCCACAGCGACGGGCGTTGACAGGCTGATCGTGCTTCCGGCTATAGAGATACCCGTGCCGGCCGTGGAGACCGACGCGTCGGCCTTATAGACGTTTTGACCGTCTGACCAGATAAACGTATTGGCGCTTTGCGTTGCGGTCACGCTGGCGCTGCCGCCGCTGTAAGCCGAGTTGAGTGTGACAGTGTAAGACCCGCTCGTGGTGTTGCGCACGATGTAAAAGCCGGCCACGAGCGCGGGGAATGACACGGTGACGTTGGCACTGAGTGTGCCGGTCAGCAGGATGCAGACGCTTTGCACGTTTGCCTGCGTCAGCGTGACGTTTGAGTTTGTCAGTGGCAGCGTGTAAATACCGCCGAAAGCGAGATCGATGATGTCCCAGTCGTTATTGACTGGCACGTTCCAAGAATCAACATACGAGTTGTTGCTTGGTTTTTCGATGGCCTTGTTGGTGGTATACGTCGAAACCATGACCTTGATCCTTTAGATTGCCTGATTAGCCACATGAAGCGCTTTGACGATGGCCTCGTCAGGAGCATTGAGTAACGGCTCGGTGTTCTTAGATACTTCCTTTTTCGCCCTCTCGGCAAGATCCATCAGCCGCTTGACTAGCATCTGTTTTTTGCTGTTGGTCACTTTACCGCCGCGAGCGTAGCCCTCAGTTGGGTAGTTTTCTGGGCGTGAAGAACCTTGCGGAGGAGGATTAGACCGCAAAGCATTGAACGCCGTTTGTTGAACAAAATTGCCGGATTTGTCTATCAAGTTGCGCGCCGCTATGTTTTCTTGAGCCAATTGGCCAAGACGTTGAATGTCTTTTTTGTCACTGGATCCAACCAAGCGCATGACTTCAGGAGCCACTTTTGACTCTGCGGCATTAAGTGCGCCCTTGCTCAATTGACCACCAATAAATGCTATAGCTACTTTAGCACTTGATGCAGGATCCATTGCACCGTGCTGTAGTAATTCATAAACTGCCGTACCAGCGCCAGCTGTAAAACCTGGCCCCCAAGACGGCAAATTATCTAATAATGATCTTCTGTTTGTCGGGTCAGTAATAGGCGCCGTTTTGTTTAAGTACGCTTCAGATTTGGCGCGGCCATAAATAGAATTAAAATTCTCATCACCCAAAAACAATTTGGCCCGCTGACTTAAATTAGGCTTCTCCATAAGTTTTGCTAATTTTTCCGGACCATTGGTTTCAGCAAATTCTTTTAAAAATGATGCCACACCCTCTTGTGCCATCATTTTTTGCGCGTCATTCATTTTATTAAAGCTATTGATGACGTCTTGAGATTTAAATGCGTTAATATTTTTCATAGCATTGTAGCCGGCCTCAAGCGCGTTTGTAGCGCCCATGCCTTCGGCGGCCGCACCACGCGCTGTGGCATACTCC